ATTTACTCTATTCTTTTTGGTGGCGCTTTTTGCCACCACTTTTGTCACTAGTTACATTGCGTTAGTGCATGCTAGTGATGTGTTACCGATCCTTTTCCAGATGGCGTTTGTGCCTCTGAGGGTCATTGCCCAAGTTGTCAGTTGGTTGATAACTTGGATGCTTTATGTTCCTGAGGGCGTGTTGGAGCTTGTCACCTATGTTGTTGACATCCCGGCTGCTCTCAAACTGTTTATGTTCACTTGGGCCGAGTTTTTCGGCAGTATTCGACCATATGAGTACTTGGCAGCGAAGTTATTTTGCGAGCCACCACAAACATTCTTATTCTTCTCGACGTTTACGCAATCTCGTTATTGCACTCTTAGCAATTACCTCCATTCTGTCAGACCTATTTATTCAAAGTTTGACAAGATCTTGGGAGTTGTGATCATATTGACGTTGTTCTTGTTTTGCTGCTGGTGTTATTTAAAACCGCGGCTACAAAGCCTAGTTCTCACTTTGTTGAGGCCATTAGGTTATACTTATCCAATGAAACCAGAGATACTACGCGGCCAATTTGGGCAGCTTGATCTCGCTAAGCTACCCGTGCCAAAGGATCATCCTCACGGTCAGTCAGCTAGTGATCGATCAAGTGCCTCATTTTTTATTGATCGCTGGGGAAGTCTCACTGGCCATGTACCTTATTTTGTCCAATGTTCTAGGGCAGATGAACGTGCAAAGCGCCAGGGTAGTAGAGTTTCATATTGGGGCAAAGATTTGACCGCGAATGAAAGAGCATTCAACCCACCGGTTGGTGCTGTTTTGGCGCAAGTCGATGTTGACCATTATATGGATATGCCTAACTTTTTGGTTGACAATTTTCAGCCACATCTTATCTATACGTTTCAACCATCCCAAGTTGCACGCACCACACCAGAATATAACTTCACTTTCGACAAAGACAGTAAAGTGGATTATAAGGTTGCTGGAGGCGCTCATTACAACCATGAGGTTTGGAACTATGGGGTAGATAACCTGAAATTGGTCAAACGCTTTTGTTATGTACCATACAAGACTGTCACTTATCTTGTCGATCGTAGACAAGTATCTCTTGATCACCAATTAATATTGTTAACACCGCAAGTCAAGTGGGTTGGAATATTCGCTATATTATCAAACATTTTCCTTAGTGGACGTATGTTAGCACGCCTTATTGTTACCAATGGCTTGTTTTTACGTTTGCATGTGGCTTCACCGACTGGCTTGTTGGTGTCGACTGGAAAAATTGATCAATTTGCACAAGCGACTATCCCTGCTGAAGACGATGACACGTTGGCCACAATTGCCAAAACCTCGAAATATGATCTAACTCTACCACAAGCTGTATCTTTTACTGAAGGAAACCGCGTTGCAGGTGCTGTATTATTGGATTTTCACCGTACCCAAGTGAAATTAGCCAACGGCATAAAACCTGACACCGTTTGTCCAATAAGTGAGTCTGTGAGAGCCTATCAATTTAATCCTGTTACTTATGATCCCACTCATAAGACCTTAATGCAACCTTACATGAGCCCTTTGCTCAAAAATTGTTTCATTCCAACTGCCTCTGCATCATCGGAACAAAACGCTGTAGATGAACGGATAAATAAGGTAAAACCACCTGTTTTGCCTATGACTCCAATTTTACAACGTGTGATGCAAGAGTATGTTGAGAAACTTATTCCGATTCCACATATATTAGATCCAGTGGATGACGATTTCTTGTACGATCAGCAAAACCGACCTACACAACGCAGAATTCTTGAATCCACACAGGGTTCAACACCGAATCGCGTGGTTGAAGCTCATCTTAAGCGTGAATCATACGACGATCCTAAGCCTCCGCGTGTCATATCTACCATTAATGGTGTAGACAAAGCCGCTTATTCGAAGTTTATGTACAGCTTTACAAACAATGTTATGAAACATCAAGAATGGTATGCCTTTGGTAAAACACCGGAGAAAATTTCGGCAAGAGTCGCCGCCGTATGTGCGAAAGCAACACGTCATGTCACTAATTCGGACTTTTCTAAGTTCGACGGACACGGTTCAAACCTTATGAGGGAACTGGAAACGATGTGTTTAATGAGAGCTTTCCGGCCAGAACATCATGAAGAATTATTAGAATTGCACCGAGCTCAATTTGGTATGAAAGGTTACACCCCTTCAGGTGTCTCCTATGATTCAGAATTTACTAGGGCCTCGGGTTCACCTGAAACGTCTAATTTCAATAGCGTTGTGAACTCATTTGTTAGTTTCCTCGAGGGTCGTCTGTCAAAAGTTGACGGCACCTTTTGTGAAGCGGAGCAAGCATGGGCGCGTTTAGGAATCTATGGTGGAGACGATGGTGTGACTTCCGATGCAGATGAAGAAGCTTATACTCGGGCTGCAGCTATGATAGGACAAAAGATAACAGTTGAAAATGTTTTGAAAGGTCAATTAGGTGTCAAGTTTTTGGCGCGCGTTTATTCACCGGATGTGTGGCATGGAGATGTCAACACTTGTTGCGATTTGCCTAGGCAACTCACTAAATTGCACGTAACTGTGTCATTAGGCCATAACGTTACTCCTATTATGAAGTTATTGGAGAAATCACGTGCCTATTTCCTTACTGATAAGCACACACCGGTTTTGGGTGAGTTTGTTAGTAGAGTTGTGTTCTTAAACAACTCAGAAATAGCGATGGCGAAAGAAACAGAACAGATGCGTGCATGGGGATCAGAGTTACCAGTGGAAAAGCAATACCGTAATGAACCAGCCGACTGGATGATGGAATATGCCCAGCAAGCACTACCTAATTATGACCTACGCAGGTTTAGAGATTGGCTAATGAGTACAACATCGCTCAGTGATATGTTGTCACCAATATTATGCCAAGAGGAAAAGGAACCAACCGTCACTAACACTGTGGTGATTGACGGTGAAGTCCAACCGCGTGGTGTCACTATCGACCGCCCCATTTCAGAACGCAAGACACGTGAGCCTCCTATAAAACGTACTCCGGAGGAGTTTGATGCCTGGAAATTGGCCAAACAGCGTGCAGGAACATGGAAAGAGAAAGAACGTGGTAAGAAACATCCAGCGGATGTGGCAGTGGATCAAGCATTGAAGATGGGTGCTGATCCTACGTCATTGGGCCGAGTGCAGCGACCAAGCAAGCACGCTCAGGCCACCGTTGGTTAAATTACCACGCCAGGTTAATGGGCGGCGCCGCTTGGGGCGCCGAGTTTTTATTCGAAAAATTTGATTATTTTAACTCATTAACCTTAATAAACTAAGTGAAATACTATGAATGATTATGCAATAAATGCTGCTAAGAAGCAAACGAAAACC